TGCTCGGCTAGGTATTCCCAATCTCCCCGCAATTTGTCGGAAAGTTCTGCGGTGTTGTTGTAAAACATAGCGTCGCTTATTAGTTCGCTGTAACTGTCGGCGTCGTTCATCGCCACGAGTAGCCAATCATTAGCGAATTGGTCGGCGACTACAATCCTTTTCACATCGTCGCTCATTGTGTCCGCTTGGACTTGTGCTAGTGTGCTCATCTTGTTTTCTCCTGTCTTACTGTGGGCGGATACTTTCCGCCTCGTGCCCCGCTATGGTCTCGCTCCATTCGCCCTCTGTCAAGAGTGCGGGGCTGTGAGTTTCCTCACTTAGTTTTCAGATGTAGTAGTTATCGCTTAGCCAATTCTTAAGGAAGAACCCGCCCACTAGAATCGCGCCAATGATGACCGCGAAAGGTGCGACGAGTGCGAGGCTCGCCCATAGTTCAAGCGCGTCGTTTCCTGTCTGCTGTGCTGTATCTGCTACGCCTTGCCACTTGTTAAAATAATTTACTAGCATTTTATTTCTCCTGTCTTAAGTCTGAAAGTTTTTTAGGCTCATCAGTCGGGGCACTTACCCCGAGACCGTCGCCCCCTTGCGGGGGCTAGGTTTCGCCCTATGTTAAGCCTTTATGAATACCTCCCCGCATTGGTTACAGGTTACGCCTTGCTCGATTACTGTAGCGCTTGCGCGGATACTTGAGCACTTGCAGACCGCTTTGAGTAGGTTCTTATTGCGTCCTCGCGTTTTGCCCGCTTGCTCGGTGTCTGCCATAAGTGAGAGGGCATTCTCGATGAGGGCTAAAGCGTCCGCCCATCGTGTCGCGCATTCGTCCGATACATCGGTCACGCTCCACCCGATACCCTGCGCTTGTGTGATGGTGAGACCGAGCGCCTCCGCTGTAGCCTTGAATTTCTTATTATGGTAGCCGTCGCCCGTGACGCCTTGAATCCCTGCTTGCAGGTCTAGTGAGTGTGCGGTCTCGTGTAGAAGAGTTCCGAGCACGGCGCGGGCGCCTCGCTCGAAATAGTTCGCGCTAATCATTATCTCGTGAAAGTTCTCTTCTCCCGCCTTCCAAATCTTCGCGTGAGTAAAGTGTCCCATCGTCCGCCCCGTCTTACGGGTCACAAGAATCGTAGCGCGGGGGGCGCCTGTCTTCTCTCGAATAATCTCGTGAGCATTTTCTAGGGCTGTTGCTATTGTTGAAAGTCTCTCGGACTTTTCTAGTGTTGAGGTGTTCATTTCTTCTCCTGTCTTTCTTTGGTCTGGCTCATCAGACGGGGGAGACCAATCCACCCGTGACCCCCTTGCGGGGGTTTCGCCTAGATTGTTGCTTTGAAAGCCTCTTTCTCTTTCTTGAGTAGGTTCATCGCGAACTCTTGAACATCTGCCCAATCGGTAAAGAATAGGTGGATTTCATTCCCGCTTTCATCTTTAGCGGTAACGCTAGCGAATGAGCGAGAGAAAGCATCGGTCTCGTCTTTCTTGAAGAAAGAGACTGATACGGCTGCTGCTTGAGTGTTGTGTAGTGAGGCGTTCATTTGGTTCTCCTGTCTATTTGAGCGTGACTTTCACGCTTACGGGAGAATTCCATCAAAAAACGGGGGTCTTTTCAAGTATTAAGACCGCACAATTTATGTGAATTAGGTCACACTTTCGAAGGTATCTATTCCCCTCACTCTTCCCCCTTATTAGTTGAACTTTCAACTATTCTAGAATCATTCTTCGATTATGCCCGCCCTCCCTACCCTGCGGGGAGATAGTCATCTTCTCCATAAACTCTCATTATCTGCTAGGAAAGATTAGATTTAGTCTAAAAAGTCGCTTTATATATATGTCGACATTTGGTTAATGACTTAAGGTAGGAGAAGCCCTGCCCGTAGGAAGAGAGTCTGCTACAAGGAGACACCGCTCAAGGCGGTTTGACCCCGCACTCGTTAAACTCGGTCGTATGTATGTATATATACTCACCCTAAATTTTTCTGTTATATCCCCCCTATATCCTTCTGACCTGCACTTTTATCGCCCAAAGGGCGACTTATAAAAATATTCTTCAACTATCTGTTCGGTTTTACGATTTGAACAGGTTATCTTATATGTATAGATATTTATATATCTATACGGAGCGTCGCTCCGCCTCTTGCGGGCTGCGCTCCGCTCTATATATAATATATATATAATATATATAGGGCATATAAGATTTAAGTGCCCATATTCTGACCGTTTATAGGTGGGCGTTTATAGTAGTTTTTAACGGAGGGTTTAATGGGACGTAAACCTGGGAAAGTTGACATCCCAAAGGGCGAGGCTATGGAGCGGGTGCTCCACCAACTGAGCCAAGGTTCCACCATCAAAGCCGCTATGGAGTCGGTCAACCGCAATGAGGTGACCTTCCGCCAATGGACAATGGGCGATGCTGACTTCAAGGCTAGAGCCGACAAGGCTCGCCTAGTAGGCAAAGGGGTCAAGGCTGACCTAGCCAACCTCAAGGAGATTTCCTTTGAGGAGTTCTCAACCGAGTTCTTAGATACCAAACTCTTCCCCCACCAACTTGACTGGATTGACCTGATTGAAGGTCGTGAGCCTAGATGGCTCCACCCAAGTATGACTTTTGAACAAGGGGCGCATAACCGAGTCCTGATTAACGTTCCCCCTGAGCACGCCAAGAGCACGGTACTGACCATCAACTACGTCACCTACCGAATTGCCACCAACCCCAACATCAGAATTATCCTGGTCTCCAAGACTCAGGGTATGGCTCGTAAATTCCTTTCAGCCATCAAGACTCGCTTAAGCCATCCGTCCTGGATTAAACTCCAGACCGCTTTCGGTCCTAATGGTGGATATAAAGCGGACTCGCCTACGTGGTCCGCCGATATGATTTATCTTGGTACAGGTCGAGACTCTGGAGAAAAAGACCCTACGGTTCAAGCCCTAGGCTTTGGTTCACAGATTTACGGTGCTCGAGCCGACCTGATTATCCTTGACGATGTCGTGATGAACTCCAATGCCCACGAGTGGGAGAAGCAAATTGAATGGCTTCAAAAAGAAGTTATCACGCGTTTGGGACGGCACGGGAAACTACTGATTGTAGGAACCCGTGTTGCTCCCGTTGACCTATACAAACAGATACGGGACGGCTCTAACTGGACTGGTGGTAAATCGCCATTCACGTATATGGCTATGCCAGCGGTCCTCGAGTTTGATGAGAAGCCTTACAACTGGAAAACGTTGTGGGCAAAGACTGACCGCCCTGAGGGCGAGAATGATGAACCTGATGAACAAGGGCTATACCCCAAGTGGGATGGAGGCGCTCTCTTCACAAGAAGAAGCGAAGTTGCTCCCTCTGTATGGGCTATGGTCTATCAGCAAGAAGATGTCGTCGAAGACGCAATCTTTGCGCCAGCAGCAGTTGCAGGATGTGTCAACGGTATGCGAAAGCGCGGACCGCTTAAACCAGGTGCTGCAGGTCATCCACAATCCGTCGAGGGCTATACCGTTATAGGTCTTGACCCTGCGATGACGGGCAATACCGCCGCAGTGGTCACAACATACAACAAGGCTGACGGGATGATTTATATCCTTGACTGCGTCAATATGACAGACCCGACGCCGATGAAGATTCGATACCTGATTGAAGATTGGGTACAACGCTACAAACCACAAGAACTTAGAATTGAAATCAATGCCCACCAAAAAGCATACGCGCTCGACGACGACCTACGCAACTGGTTGTCAATGTACGGCTGCCAACTCAACTCTCACTTTACTGGTAAGAATAAGTGGGACACTAACTTTGGTGTGGCTTCTATGGCAAGCCTTTTCGGCTCTCTCAGAGATGGAAGATTCCAGGATAACAATTTAATAGAACTACCAAGCAATGAAGGTAGCGAAGGTCTTAAGGCTTTAGTACAGCAGTTGATTACGTGGAAGCCTGATACCAGAAACGCTACCGACTGCGTGATGGCTCTTTGGTTTGCCGTCATCCGCATCCGCGAGATGATGCAACAAGGTACCTCCCAGCAACGTTGGGTGCAGAACCGTTGGGCAACAAGAGCACAGACATACCGCAGAACAAGTATTAATTTAGATGAAGCCTTTGCAGAGCAATGGCAAGATACATACGGATAGGAAACTATGGCACTATCAATCGAACAGATTAGCGCACGCGTTGAATCGCTACGCTATCGCGCTGCAGACAGGGATGCTCGCAACCTCGACGTCCTTGCTGTTCGTAAAGGGCAGATTTCTACCGTCTATCCTGATTTCTTTCCAGACGGAGTAGATGCCAATGTCGTTGCAAATTTTGTGGATATTGTGGCGCGAGACCTTTCAGAGGTTATGGCACCACTACCAGCGGTCAACTGCAACGCGGCGAATTCGGTTTCTGACCGTGCTCGCAAGTTCGCTGACACTCGCACTCGCATTGCCTCTAATTATTTTGCTCATTCAGATTTGGCTGTACAGATGTATCAAGGAGCAGACTGGTACTTAACATATGGATTCCTCCCCTTCATCATTGAAGTGGACGAGGAAGCAAAACTGCCACGCATCCGCCTAGAAAACCCAATAGGTGCTTACCCTGAGTTCGACCGCTATGGACGCTGCGTTGCTTTTGCAAAACGATACACAATGACACTCGGTGAACTTGTCTCACTATTTCCTGAATTCGAGTATGAGTTGCTTGGCAAACTTCGCTATGAGCAAGACTTAACTCAACAGGTTGAGATGATTCGCTACTACGACAAAGACCAATCAGTTGTATATCTACCCACAAAGGGCAACTTAGTTCTTTCAACTGCTAAGAATCCTATGGGCAAGATGATGATTGTTTGTGCACGTAAGCCATCTGTCGATGGTGAAATGCGCGGTCAGTTCGATGACATCATTGGTATTCAGTTGCTTCGCAACCGTTTTGCTCTCCTTGCGATGGAAGCAGCAGAGAAATCTGTTCAGGCTCCTATCGTTCTTCCTAACGACGTACAAGAACTTATGCTTGGTGGCGATGCGATTATCCGCACAAGCCAGCCAGCGGGCGTTCGTCGTGTTGAACTTACATTGCCACAAGGCGCATTCACAGAGCAGACACTGCTCAATCAAGAAATGCGTGTCGGTGCACGTTATCCTGAGGGACGTACAGGAAACATTGACGCATCAATCGTCACAGGACAAGGTGTACAGGCGCTTATGGGCGCATTTGATACACAGGTTAAGTCCGCTCAAGCAATCTTTGCTAGCGCACTTCGTGACGTCATTCAGATTTGCTTTGAGGTAGACGAGAAGATTTTCCCAGAAGTCAAGACAATTCGTGGCGTTGACTCTGGTTCACCTTATGAAATTACATATAGCCCACGTAAAGATATCAAGGGCGACTACAGCGCTGATGTCCGTTACGGAATGCTCGCTGGTCTCAACCCAGCACAGGGTCTAATCTTTATGCTTCAGGCTCTTGGTGGAGGACTTATCTCCAAAGACCTTGCAATGCGTGAACTTCCATTCACTGTAAACGTCACACAAGAACTTGAGAAGATTGAAGTTGAGAATATGCGCCAAGCGTTGCTTGGTTCCTTGACTGCATATACTCAAGCAATTCCTGCTATGGCAACACAAGGCGGAGATGCTGGGGATGTTGTACGCAAGATTGCTGCAGTAATTAAGGCTCGCCAGAAAGGTGTAGCACTTGAGGATGCGATTGAAGAATCATTCGCACCTGCAGAGCAGGTTCCTTCTGCTGGTATGCCATCTGAAATGGTTGAGCAACCGTCCCCTGCTCCCTTAGGCGCACCAGCAGAAGGCGCTCTTCCTACGGCACCAGGACCAGAAGTAGCACCAGCGCCAGGAGCGCCAGACATTCTTAGTCTTTTATCAAGCCTTACAGGCGCAGGAGAAGCAAACGCAAGCGTAAGAACTATTCGACGACGATAATTTAGGAGGGGACAGTGACAACGATTATCGGCATTGAATATTCAGACCGCAGCGTACTTGTTGCTGACTCTCGTGTGACAGATGATGCAGGACGCATCTATGCACATAAAGCAATGAAGAAGATTTCTCAACGCGGTGCGTTGTTAATCGCTGGAGCAGGAGAAGTTGCTCCGTGTGACATAGCACAGAATATCTGGAACCCACCACAGTTTACAGCGAAAGACAAGAAAGATGTCTATCGCTATATGATTACCAAGGTAATGCCATCACTTCGCAAGTGTTTAACTGACAATGGCTACAACTTTGAAGAAGATAAGAAGGACGGAATGCGATTCCAGTTCCTTATCTCAGTTGGTGGTGAGATATTCGATATCGACGAAGACTTATCAGTAATGAAGTCTGACGATAATATTTATGCGATTGGTTCAGGTGGACCTTACGCATTGGGCGCACTTTACGCAGGAGCAGAACCAGAGATTGCTATGGATATAGCATCTAAGGTTAGCGCTTATTCAGCGCCTCCCTTCTATCAAGAAGTGCAGTACAAGTGAGTAAGTTTAACGAAGCAATCGATAGGGCAATGAGATTTCTTGCCGAAGAACTAGAAGATTCAGAGAGCCAAATCTGCACAGGATGGGTTCTTGTAAGCGAGTGGTCAGATTATGAGGGCACTCGATACCTAATGACAGATGTAAGTGACAATATGAACCCTTGGTTAGCCAAAGGTATGTTACTTAGCGCTGAAGAATATTCATATACACCAGAGGAGAAGTGATGGTAAGCGGAGGATATCGCCCTACTGCGTCACAGAAT